CAAGACCTTCCAGAACGTACTCGCCGATCCTGTAACTTCCCTCTATTTCGCCAGTCCCTAAAGCCCGATAAATCACAGCCTCTGGATTGGAGACATAGACACTGTATGTCCCGTTTGCGTCCCCATAGGTACTAATGCTCGTACCACTGACCGATAAGGCCCGGGTAGTGGGGGCATCAACCCATTCCTCTTCCCCTACCTCTCTGTACTGGATGGTTAATTCTACAGTTTCGCTCTGCCTATTCCCAGCATCATCAAACCGGACAAGCCCCTGCGGAAAAGCAAGGTCCACTGACAATTCATCCACATTTGCCTGTGCGGTTCTTGTAACCATCCCCCCGGTAGAGGTCAGTATTGTATTGACTGCGGTCTGATATACCTGTGATGGAAAAAGAGTTATGGGCGTATCTGTTGACCACCCTTCCCTCGTCTCAATCTCCACGTTGCTGTATGAGGTCAGGGCGGTATCCCCTAGCTTCAGATCCTCAATTCGCATCGGGCCGTAACCCCACACAAAGAGCATCCGCAGATATTCATCTGCCCCGACTATTTCTGTATAGGCTTTCGCTCCGAGGGGCGGGTAGACTTTATGTGTCCCCAAAATTACAGGGACCGTCCCCCACGGCTTTTCTTGGTTTGAGCTCGCGCCGACGGAATAGGTGTCTGAGTCGGAGTAGGATTGTCTTGAGGAGAGAGAGCTTGCCAACCGAACCGGTGCAATGGCATTGACGAGAAGCATTCCGGCAGTCATGATTGCGGCTGATCCAACGGCCGTAGCAGTTGTTCCCGTAAATCCGATATAGGTTCCTACTGGCCCCCCAAAATACGTTGCCGCCACAATAACAGCAATCGTCAAGAGTGTTCGGAGGGGGTTTTTCCCATCCCCACCGTGCAGGGGAACACTTATCAAGACGTGGGAGCTTGTAGGGGGCACCTTCCACCAATCATCACGGGGGATCGGTACGCCGTCAACCTCCACAATCACATACAAGTCAGGGTAGAGGGAGGCCACAATCTCACGTATGGTCGCACCGTGGGGAACCTGTGCTACTTGCGGAGCATGAAAGGCCATCGGGCTTACTATTATTTCTCTGTTATCTGACATATCGATAAAATCCCTCTACCTTCTGTTTCCACTGAATGCCGGTAAACTCTTCAATCGTCGAGTTTATACCCTCCATGACGTGCAACATTCTCTTGCGATCGATCACTATCCCAACGTGATATACCATGCTTCCGGTTCTGAGTAGGATCACATCATACGGTTGTGGCTTATCAACTTTCTGCCATGTCTGTTTCCCGTCCCGTATCATCCGCGTGACCTTTTTTAATGAGGCCAGAGAGCCGTCAACAAACGCCCCGGCGAAGTCCGGGAGGTCGATATTGAGCCGTTCGCAATAGACAAGAACGATCAAACGCCAGCAATCCAGCCCGTTTCGGTCATTACCATCCCTCAAAAAGGGTATTCCTACATATTCAATCATATCAACAATTTGACGACCCTCATATTTGCCCCACAATCGACTTTCTCAGATTGCCCTATATGTTCCTATGCCTAAAATAGCCCCGGAAAGCATGACGGGACAAAAGCACCAGCCGGATAGGGCTCGGCCTCCAGAGTTTCCAATTTTAACGTCCCTGTTATCGCCGTAGCGTTGTATCTTATGTTCGTCAGTTGAAACTCCGGCCAGCTTGCATCGATTGTGTCAAGGGCATCGTCCATCACGATATCGACTTGGCAGGTGACCGGTGTAAATATGCTTCGGATCGCCTCGGTGTATGCCCGGTGTACGTTGTCAAATTCGAGTTGCATTTCCCACGGCCCCTCATCGGTGTCGTCGGGGAGTTTAATGTTGACCGGGAGAAATACATAATTGTCACCATTTGATACTGTGCCGTAAACAAGTTCGCTGTCAGTCGTAAGCTCTGTGATCCTCTGTGTGGGGTCTGTGCTGATTCGTATAGGCTCTGTAAGGTCATCATGGGAGAGCGTAATCAGGGCAATCGGACATCTGCCTGTTTCTTGTGCAAAGGCGGCTTCTCGGAAATTCAGTGAGGTGGTCGTCATGGTAAAATCTCCAGGTTTAAACTTACTTCATAAACATCTTCAACCTTTGTCCATGTCGGCACATCGGTAAATCTCATTTCGCAAGCCACGGTATGAGCCGGGGGCTTTGTCCAGGAGAACCGGAGAGCGCCGCCCAGAAGAGTTGTATTGAAAAAGGTCTGGAAGGTTGCTAGTTGTGCCGCCGTCATGATCATTGTGCCTGAAACCGGGGATACGCCAGCCGTAAATCTTCGCCGTACTTTAGCGGGCCCTGCATCCATGCTTGATTTGATAGTCACCGCCGGAGCCGATTGTCCATAACCTGCGACAAATAGCTCTTGCGGAAGAGTTGCGCTCCATGCCGGTACACTCATATTATCTCCCCGTTAATCTCTGTGAAGCGCCAAAATTCTGACGCAAGGATTTATTCGATTGGCTGCCGAATTGTCCGAGTTTCTTCGCCACTGCCTGATCAATCATTACATCCAGTGTCGGGCTCCCATCTGTCGTCATACCCTCTTTAGTTTCTACGCTGTCTCCTGTGGAATTGTAGATGTTGACAATCATACCGCCACCGCCTGTTGATTTGACTCCCAGCTCACCGCCTATCCGAGTCAATGGCATTATAGCCTCTGCCCCTGCCTCACCCATCAAGCCAGCACCTTGAGCCATGGGAAAGACTGTTGGACGGGTTACTATTCCGCCCTTGGCAAAGGGGAGGAGGTTGCCGTTCTGGAATGCGTTGCCTTTGGCACTACCGAAGAGAGACCCGAAATCAAAGCCGCCTATCGAGCTAAACAACGGCCCCATGATTTGTTGCTGAATGAACATCCTCATCAGGTCATCAATCATTGAATCGACCATGTCGGAAAAGGACATCTCACCTGTGCGGGCGAACGCCACTATTGCATCGGTACTATCGCGGCCCCATCCGTCAATAGCGGTTTTTAGCTCTTTTAGCATTCCGATTTCGTCATCTTTTTCCTTGTCAAGAATCTTCTTTTTGCTTGCAGCGTACCACTCATCAAGGGCTACCTTGTCGGTGATATAGACGGAATAGGCGTCATATTGTTCTTGGAGTTTAGACAACTCATATTCCGCATCTGAGAGAGTGGCTTTTTTGTACTCGTCTGAAAATTCTGCTCGCTTGTTTAATCTCTCTTCATTTGCCTTTTCTTCGGCTTCGAGTAGCAAGAGTTGGTTGTCTATCCCTTGACCTATTATTTCCTCTTCGCCCTTTTGTATGATGTCATTTTTCTTGAGTTGATACGCTTCGGTCAGGCTGGTTGTGTCCGCTCCTAGTTTTTGGGCTGCTTCAAGCTCTTTCTCATATCCCTGTTTCAGGACTTCTAGATCTCGATCAATCCCGTCTTTTTTTAGTTTTTCAAGCTCATCGCGAAATTTAGCCTCTGCTTCCAATCTTTTTTCTCTCAATGCTTTTTCTGCTTCTGTCTCTTCCCCAGCCCCGCCGCCTGTCGCAACCAGTACGTTTGGCGTTGTTACGGCAGGGGTTTTAGTCCCACTCTTTTTCGATTTTGCCTCCTCAGAGGCATAGTAGTCATCCACCTGCTTTTGTAATTTTGCGACCTCTTCCCGCGCACTTTTAATACCGCGAAGCTTTTCAAGTATTCCTTCCGATATGCCTATTTTCCCTAGTAGTTTGTCGGCAAACCCAACCGCCTTGTAGCCATCCTCAAGCTCCTGTAACTTCTTCTTGGCCGTATCAAGGCTTCCCTCAAGCCGGTTGATATCATCCCCGGCAACCCCGTATATCTGAGCGGCCAATTCTTCACCTAGCCATTTTGTAAATTCAACGGTTGTGGATATCGCTTTTAAAACTTTCCCGAATCCGGTTATCATGGCATTAGTGAGGGTTTGAGCGTTTTTGATCGTTTCCGGGTCTTGCAAAAGCTCCGTCAATCCATTAATCGCCTCAGTAGTCCCCTTAATGCTTTTACCGTCAGCACCCTCTACCAAGTCACCGAATGCGTTTTTTAGAGATGCAAGAGCACCGCCTAGTGTGTTTCTTGCGGCCTCTGCGCTCCCCCCAAACTGTGTTTCGAGCTCTTTGAGAATGATCTTTTGTGCCCCTACAGTATCGCCGGTTTTAATCAGCTCTTTTACAACCTCTTTTTGGGCATCGGTGAACTGGATACCGGACCGGGAAAGTGCTGTCATGCCGAGAACGGGATCATTTAGGGCCTTCCCGACTTGCAATGCCGCTGATTTTAGGTCTGTTTTGAGGGCTGTAGCAACGTCAAGGGTCACTTTTTGAGCGCGATTAAATTCATCGCCGCCTATTTTTGTAAATGTAAGAAGGAGTGCCTGCATGGCGATAGTTGTTTCATCGCCATAGGTCGTTACTTTTTGCAGTTCCGCCGCATAGCCTTGTAATTTAGAAGACAATTCAGGGGTATAACGGCCTGTTGATTTAAGGGTCTGCTCAAGCTGAGCTATTGCCGCCTCCTGCTCTTTGGTCGCATTGGTAACAGCACGAAAAGCCGCACCTATGGCAAGGGCGGAAACTAGGGCTTTCAGATTCCCCGTGACGCCGGTAAAGCTCTTGCCGACCTTCGCCATGGCCCGTTGCATACCGGTTGCATTGGTCTGCACCGCGTCCTTTGCGGCCTTCATGTTTGTTTTGAAGGCTGCTATGCTTGCGCTGAGATCAACTCTTAATGATCCAACAGGCTTCGCCATTTCAATCCCCTATTTAAAGTTGGCAATTAACCGGGTTAAGTGTCAAGTGCCTTGCTCAAAAACCCCATCCCACCCGATTCTAAAGAAACAAAACGGCAGGTGTATCTCAAAATTAGGGAGCCATACGTTTACGCTTAATCCGAGGCTTATATTCGCCCACCCAGTCCGCCAGAAATAACACACAAACTTGCCACGTTTTACAGTATATTTCACTGTCTGCTATCTCTTTTCCCTTACCGCGGTTGCCATCATCGCCCTCTTCAAATCCAGGCTACTCTTGCCCGGCTTCTTGCCCCGGTTCAATTTCTCGTATTTCGGCAACTTCTTTGTCCGTGTGAATGCCGCTATCAACCATGCTTGCTTGTCGTTCCGTTCCATGGTGGCTTCCATCGCAATCCGGCTTTGATACGGCG